GCAGAACGAGAGCGAGCAGAACGAGAGCGAGCAGAACGAGAGCGAGCAGAACGATGGCAACTAAGCGAGAGAGAAAAGGCTATTATAACAGAATTGAACAAGAAATAATTTTGAAAATCATGCACAGAAAGGGGTGAAAAAATGGGTCTGATAAATCGTTTTAAAAACAGGTCGCAAGTAATAACCCGATATAAGATGATGACGGAAATCGGCAACGGCTATTATAGTTGGGACGGCAACGTTTATCGGTCGGACTTGGTGCGTGCCTGTATTCGCCCCAAAGTCAAGGCTATCGGAAAGCTGACCGCAAAGCACATCAGAAAATCATATAGTCGAAATGGTGACGGCAGTATTGAGATAAACCCTGAACCATATATGCGAATGCTACTAGAAGAGCCAAATGAGTTCATGACAATGCAGAAAATGTTGGAAAAAGTCGCAACGCAGTTGTGTTTGAACAACAACGCATTTATTTTGATTATCCGTGACGGCAACGGCTATCCTACAGAGTTATATCCTATTCCTGCAGACAGTGCAGAATGCGTATATATTGGCAACGATTTGTATTTGAAATTCACATTTTTCAATGGGCAAAGATATACGTTCCCATATGCAGATATCATTCATCTGCGTAGTGATTTTTATAAGGACGATATCTTCGGAGAACGGCTGAGTGAAACGCTGACACCATTAATGGAAATCGTAACAACTACAGATCAGGGTATTGTCAAGGCTATCAAGAATTCGTCAATTATTCGCTGGCTGTTGAAGTTCACCAGTTCCCTGCGTCCTGAGGATTTGAAGAAGCAGGCACAGGAATTTAGTGAGCAGTTCATGAGCGTTCAGAACGGCACAGGTGTTGCGGCGGTCGATAGTAAGGCGGACGCAAAGCAAGTTGACGCAAAGGATTATGTACCGAATTCATCGGTCATGGAAAAAACCACGCAACGTATCTATTCGCTGTTTAACACAAACGCAAATATCGTGCAATCAAACTACACCGAAGACCAATACAACGCCTACTACGAATCAGAGATAGAACCAGTGGTAATGGAACTGGCTAGCGAATTCACAAGGAAACTATTCAGCCGTATCGAGAGAGGGTATGGCAACAAAATAGTTTTTGAAGCGTTCAATCTGAGCACTGCGTCGATGTCAACTAAGTTGAATTTGGTGCAGTTCTTTGACCGAGGCATTATGAACGCAAACGAAATCCGAAGCGTGTTTAATCTGGCTGACATTCCTTCGGGCGATCAGTACTATGTCAGACTAGACACGGCAAAGATAGACAGCGGCGAGGGAGGTGAAAACGATGAAAGTTAACGTCAAAGGTACAATCATTCCGAATGATGACCAGTGGATCTATGACCTTTTCGACATTGACGCCACTTCTCCTGCAAAGGTTTCAAAGGGTATAACTGCTGCGGCTGAAAAAGGCGAGCCGTTGGAAATTTACATCAACTCTGGCGGTGGTGATATTTTTGCGGCGTCCGAAATCTATTCGGCAATCCGTGAATATTCAGGTGACGTCAAGATACACGTTGTTGGCCTTGCGGCAAGTGCGGCAAGTGTGATAGCGTGTGCAGGTAGGTCAGATATATCACCGACGGCACAGATTATGGTGCATAACGTATCATCGGTGGCAAGCGGTGATTACCATGACATGGACAAGATGTCAGAGAATTTGCAGAAAGCCAATGAAACCATTGCAAATGCCTACATAACCAAATCAGGCATGACAAAGGAAAAGGCACTGGAAATCATGGATAAGGAAACATGGCTGACGGCTGATGAGGCGGTTGAGCTGGGATTGATAGACGAAGTTGCAGGAAGCAAGAACGTCAAGTCACAGCTTGTGGCGGCCTACTGCGATATCATACCGCAGAATGTAATCGAAAAAATGAAGGCCGAGCGTGCTGATAAAAAGATAACAGCACAGGCAAGGCTAGACAAACTAAAGGAGGGTTATAAAAATGACAAGACAGGAAATGCTTGACAAGGCTCAGGCTCTCATCAACAAGGGCAATTTTGAGGAAGCTGAAAAGCTGATGAATGACGCTGAAAAGGCGGCAAAGACACAGGCAAATCTGAACGCTATGACAAAGGACCATGCGTCAGAAACTATGAAAGATCTGATTGAAAGGAATGAAAACAAGATGAACGAGAATGCGATCACACACACATCAAACATCTATGACAGTATCGAGTACAGAACTGCATTTATGCACAACATCCTCGAGGGTACACCAATCCCTGCGAAGTTTGCGAACGAGGCACAGAACACAAAGACCACTGATGTTGCGGCTGTTATTCCATCAACAACCATGCAGAGAATCGTTGAAAAGCTGGAGGAACACGGTCAGATCTATGCACTGGTTACAAAGACCAATATCAAGGGCGGCGTGACAATCCCTACTTCAAGTGCAAAGCCAGTTGCAACATGGGTTGCTGAGGGTGCAAGCTCTGACACGCAGAAGAAGTCCACCGGTTCAATCACTTTCAGCTACTACAAGCTGAGATGTGCTATCTCCATGTCGCTCGAAGTTTCTGTGGTATCACTCGACTTCTTTGAGACAACATTTGCTAATCAGGTAGCCGACGCAATGATTGCCGCTATCGAGACAGCAATCATCAAGGGCGACGGCTCAGGCAAGCCAAAGGGCATCACAAAAGAAACTGTTGTCAACGGTCAGAATGTGAACGTTGCACTGGCAAACGGCATTACATACGATACCCTGTGGGATATGAAGAAGAAGATTCCGTCAGGCTACAGAGCAGGCGTTAAGATGTTCATGAACTATGCAACATTCTGCGACATTCAGGCACTGACGGACACAAACGGGCAGCCTATCGCTAGGGTCAACTATGGTCTTAACGGCGATATGCAGCCATCAATCCTTGGCACACCTGTTGTGTTCTCAGACGATATCGACGCTTATGCGGACACTGTATCGGCTGATACAATCGTTGCATTCTTCTTCCGCCCTGAGGACTATATCCTCAACACAAATCTCCAGATGACAGTCAAGAGATATGAGGATAATGACACCGAAGACCAGGTAACAAAGGCGGTTATGCTGGTAGACGGCAAGGTCGTCGACAAGAACAGCCTTGTAACACTCACCAAAGAAAGCAAGTAATCATGATGATAAAGGGGGCATAACGAATGCTTGAAAGTTTGAAAAATTCGCTGAGGATATCACATAACAAGCTAGATAGCGACATTATGTCAAACGTGGACGCCTGCATGGAAGACTTAAAGCGTGTGGGCGTGTTCGTTCCCTTTGACGCTGACGATTGCAGTGCAATTCTGAAAAAGGCTATCGAAAACTATGTCAAATGGCAGTATGATTTCAACGGCAAAGGTGAAGATTTCCGCAAAAACTACGAGCGTTTGCGAGACGCACTAAGTCTGAACGAGGACTATACGGAGGGGATTTAACGATGTTCAATGATGTTGTAAAAATCGCCAAAGCAAAGATAGTTTCAGACGAGATAGGAAATCAAGAAAAGGTCGTTGACTGGGAGAATGCTAAAGAAGTGTTCTGTCAGGTATCATCAATTTCACGTTCTGAATTTTACAGTGCCGCACAGGCAGGGTTTCAACCCACGCTAAAAATCAAAATGGCAGATTACTATGACTATGATGACGAAGATATGTTATTCTATAACGGTCGGGAATATCGTATCATACGCACATATGTTGCAGGGACAGCCATTGAGTTGACGGCTGAACGTTTTGGCGGTGATAACTGATGAAATCGGTCGAGATTGATGTCAGCAAGTTGGCGAAACAGGTCGCTGATGATCTGAAAGAATACAGCGAAGAAACCGCAAAGATAGTTGACGGCTGTATCGACGAGGTTGCAGACCAATGTGTCGAAAAGCTGAAAACCACATCACCACGCCGCACAGGCAAGTATGCCGAAAGCTGGAAAGCCGAAACAGTATATGCTAAATCGGGCAACAAACGTGTGATTGTGCGTAACAAAAAATATTACTACTTGACGCACCTGCTGGAATACGGTCACGCAAAGAAAGGCGGTAAGGGCAGAGTAAAAGCATTTGTGCATATCAAACCTGTTGAAGAATATGCACAAAAGGCACTGCCTGAGTTGATAGAAACGAGGTTGAAGAAATGAATTTGACATTGGCTGACATACGTTCACGATTAACGGCTATCGACGAACTGAAAGACAAAGTCGCATACTATTCATCACGTGATGAAATGAAAACGCCCTACTGCGTGTTTTATCGTGAAAGCACTATAGACAGCGGAGACGATATGCACCCCGCAAGCCTGCGAGAGCAGACGATAGTCATTGAGTTGTACACTAGAAAAATCGACGTTGAACTAGAAACGGCTGTTGAAAAACAGTTTGCGGATTTTGATTTGGAAAAGTCTGAAAGCTGGATTGAGGACAGCAAGGAGTATCAGATAAGATATTCATTTACCAATTATTTGAAATAAGGAGGAATTGAAATGGCTGAAACAAAGAAAGCTCCAAGTAACATTATTCTTGGAAGCGGTTATATCTACTATCAGGATTTCAGCGGTGAAACAGTGCCAGATGTTGATACTATCTGCACCGAAGCCAATGTGCTGGGCTATATCCAGGGCGGTGCAACCCTGTCCTATAAGCCGACATTTTATACAGCAAGTGATGATGACGGCACACATCAGAAGACAATCATCACAGAGGAAGAAGCTACACTGAAAACTGGTATCATGGTATTCAACGGCAACACGCTTGACGTTCTCTGCGATACCGCAAGAGTAACAGAAGATACCAGCAAGAAACGTAGAACTGTCAAGATTGGCGGTCTAAAGAATATGCGTCGCAAGAGGTATGTCCTGTGTTTCCACCACGTTGACGCAGTTGACGGAGATATTTGGGTCATGATCGTGGGCAACAATCAGAGTGGTATCGAACTGGCATTTGCAAAGGACAAGGAAAGCGTTATTGACGCTGAGTTCAAAGCACTGCCAAGCGACAGCGAGGGAACGCTGATTACCTACATCGAAGAGGATAAGTCAATAAGCGCCACATAAGCAACACAAATACACAGCCTGCTGAGATTTTCAGTGGGCTGTTTTTTTGGAGGTGTAAAAATGCCAAAGACGTTGAATTTCAATAAAATGCAAAAACCTAGCCTGCGCATTGAGCTGGCTGATGAAAAGCATACCACGATTTTTGTCATGCCACCCACAAAGGGCGAAATTGAAGCGTTTGGAGAAATATCCGCAAAGTTAGGCGGCAACAAGCTGGACGAAGCAATCAAAATGTGTGCAAAACTGATGTCACACAACATCGCAAAGATACCGATAACGGCTGAAACACTGGCTGATTGGGATATCTATGACATTCAGATGTTCTACCGCACATATATCGACTATCTGCTAGAAATCAAAAATTCAAAAAACTAGCACTCCCCTACTATCCACCGCAAGATAGAGAGGGGGAGAAATATGAAATTTCCTCAACGTGGGAAAAGTTAGTTGCGGACTATATGGGTATATCGCTATATGACGTTGATGATATGGACTACTATGACTATTTACTGATACGTCGTGACGCTTTTATCGCACGGCTCAGGCAGACAGAGAGCGGTCAAGAATACCTAGACAACGCATATAGGCTGACCTTGACGAAGCCTGACCGACAGGCTTTGCGAGAGAATTTCGGAAAGGGGGTAATGATAGGTGGCAAAAAGTAGCATAAAGGGCATTACTATCAAGATAGGCGGTGACACCACAGGTCTTGACAAGGCGCTGAAAGAAACAAACAAGAAAAGCCGTGAGCTGGAGAACGAGCTGAAAGCGGTCGATAAAGCCCTGAAGCTAGACCCGAATAACGTCACACTGGTCAAGCAAAAACAAGACCTGTTGAAAGACAGTATCAAGGAAACAAAGTCAAAGTTGGACGTGCTGAAAGAAGCACAATCGCAGGTCACAGCACAATATAAAAAGGGCGAGATAGACGCAGGACAGTATCGTGCGTTTCAACGTGAGTTGGAAACAACGAAGTCGAAGCTGTCAAGTCTGAAAGACGAAAAGAAAAATGTTAATGCCATTGGCACGGCATTCAAAGAAGCCAAAGACAAGGTCGAGCCTGTCATAAAGAAAGTCGAAAAAGTCGGTTCTGCCATAGGCGGTGCGGCAAGCAAAGCCGTAAAGTTCACGGCAACGCTGGGCAAGATAGACACGGCTATGATAGGCAAGGCGGCTGACGGATTCAAAAAATACACGCAAACCATAGGTGTTGGTCTTGCGGCTGTAACAACGGCACTTGCGGCAAACGTTGAGACCAGCCGTGAGTGGAACAGCGATATGACCAAACTGAAAACAAACGCCGAAACCAGCGGCAATAATTTTGATTTTATGAAATCAAAAATGCAAGATTTGGTGGCTATCACAGGCGAGTCCGATTCAAGCATTGAAGCGTTGTCAAACCTTATGGCTGTTGGTTTCAGCGATGAACAAATGACGCCTGCTATAAACGCACTCAGCGGAGCGGTTGAAAAATTCCCTGATACCTTGAAAATCGAGAGCCTTTCGGACAGCTTGCAGGAGACCCTTGCTACAGGTGCTGCGACAGGTCAGTTTTCAGAGCTTATCGGGCGTATGGGTGATAGCGTTGATGATTTTAATGCGGGTCTACAGAATTGCACGTCAGAAGCAGAACGTCAGCAGTATGCCCTTGATTGGCTGGCAAATTCGGGTCTGTCGGAAATCAATGACGAATACCAATCAGCAAATAAATCAACGCTGGACTATGAACGTGCAAGTTTTGAATTGCAGGACGCCCTTGCGTCTTTGGGAACTGCGTTCACGCCTGTTATGGCAGGTGCAAAGGGAATGGCGGCAGATTTTCTGACAAAATCGTTGCCAGCTGTTCAGAAATTGTCAGGCGGTTTCACCAAACTGTTTGACGGCGTTTCTAGTTTGCTAGACGCATATGACAGTGGCGGTCTTGACGGCTTGACCGAACAAATTCCTGTTGTTATATCTGGGCTGTTCAGTTCTGCGTCAGAAACGCTTGCCGAAAATGCACCTACACTAATCACAGCGGCAACTACAGTTCTAACATCTATCATTCAATCGCTAGCACAATCAGCTCCGTCACTAATCAATTCAATTCTGCCGTCACTGCTTAACGGCTTTTTTGGGCTGATAAATGCGTTGGTTTCAACTATCCCGACGCTAGTGCCTGAACTGGTGCAGGGTGCAATCACGCTGTTTTTAGGTTTGATTGACGGACTAAATGACGTTATCGAACAGTTAATGCCGATGTTACCTAGTTTGATAAAACAAATAACCGACACGCTGATTGAAAATCAGCCAGCAATCATTGAGGGCGGTTTCCAATTACTAACAGGATTGATAACAGGTCTGACCGAATGCACGCCTGATTTGATAGACGCAATAATAGCGCTGATACCTGTCATAACAGATTCATTGACAGAAAATTTGCCAGCGCTAGTCAAGGCAGGTATGGAATTGATAGTCGCACTGGCGAAGGGACTACCTGACGCTATACCTGATATTATAAACGCACTGCCTGAGATAATCAGCGCTATCATAGACGGCTTCAAGGATGTTGATTGGCTGGACTTGGGCGCAAATATTCTCAAAGGCATTTTGAACGGTTTAGTTTCCGCAGTCAGTGGAATCTGGAGCGTTGTTGAAGATGTTGGAAGTGCCATTATAGACGGATTTTGCGACTTTTTTGACATTCATTCGCCTTCAAGGGTCATGGCGAAAAAGGTCGGTCAGTATCTGCCGTCTGGAATTGCGGTCGGTATGGAAGACACAGCAGACGAACCAGTGGACGAAGCACAGGCTATCGTTGACAGTGTTGCAGGCGTATCGGCTGAAATGGACCCTGTCATGATAGGTAGACAAACCACAAGAAAAACGGCTGACAAGATATCAACCGAAGCCGACAGCACCACAACACACGGCAAGAGCGGTGATTTGACAGTGGTTATGAACATTGACGGAAAACGTTTCGCCACAGTGACAGCACCATACATGGACGTTGCTATGGCTGAAAAAATCAATCTGAATGCAAGGAGGGTGGCTGACAATGTCTAGTATAACGATTAACGGAAAAAATTCCTATACCGATTTTGGAGCGTTGCTGACATCACGCAGTACGCCGCCGCCAAGTATCAGGGATATATCGGCTACTATACCATACCGCAATGGCGATATATGTTTCACATATCAGAATGGCGGTAAACCTACCTATGATACACGAACATTGACATACAAATTCGTGTTTATGGACTGCCCAAAAACCGCCCTACGGAAAACAGTGGCAGATTTTGAAAACTGGATTTTGTCGGCTGGCGAATGTGATTTATATGACGATGCCGAAATTTACCATTATAAAGCAAGAGCAATCAGCTGCGCTGAAAGTGAAAAGGGGTATCATGTTGAGGTAACGGCAACGTTCAAAGCACAGCCGTATAAGATATCTGATGATTTTTCTGACAAAGGTTTTGACAATTTTAGTTTTGAAAACGACTATCTAAATCTTACGGATATGACACTGACGGCGGTCAAGCAGACACGATACGCCCCTCCTGCAATCTTGAAAGTCTTTTTATATTCGGACGTACCGATAAAACCACGTCTGATATATAGGCGGTCTGCTGATGATACCGACAAAGTGGGATTCACGTATTTTCAAAATAATGGTGCCGATATTTCTGAAAAGGTATACAGACCGACAGAAAAACCATTCGATATGGACGAACTGATTTTACAGCCTGGTGTGAACACTTTGTCAGCGTATGGCTTCGGGTCGCTCACGCTGGATCTGCATGAGGAGGTGTTATAAATGCACACTGTCACTATCAAAAACGGTGCTGAAAAAACCACGATACATAGTGATAATCTTGACCGCATTTCGGGTGGAAAAATCGTCAAGGCTGTCAATGCCGTTGACAGTTTTACGTTTACTATATATCCAGACAATGCAGGATATGACAAATTAAAACCGCTGACAACGTCGATCACTGTCACGGACGATAGCACAGGCAAAGACATTTTTATCGGGCGTGTGCTGAAATGTCCTGACAGCATGAACGAGCAAGGACTGATTTGCAAATCTGTCACCTGCGAAGGGCGTTTAGGCTGGCTATATGACAGTGTTCAGCCATATGTTGAATACAAAATGGTAGGCATATCAACAGTGCTAGCGTCATTCATTTCTAAACACAATGCGCAGGTCGGTGACGACAAACAAATATCGGTCGGACAGGTCACTGTGACAGCCGAAAATAATTACACGTATTCTGTCAATTGGGTATCGACTATGGACGCTATATCTGAACAACTGGTTGGAAAATTCGACGGTGAAATTCAGCTGAGAGACCAAGACGGCAAAGTGTACATAGACTATCTGGAACATATCGGACACGGCACAGACACAAAAATAGAACTGGCAGTAAATCTCAAAACTATCAGCCGTGAAGTTGACGAAACGAGCGTTATTACACGGCTATATCCGTTGGGCGCAAAGCTGACCGACAGCGAGAAAAGGTTGACGATTGGCAGTGTAAACGGCGGTAAAGACTATATCGAAGATAGTGCGTTGGTCGCTAAGTATGGCGTAATCAGCGGTACACAGACGTGGGACGACGTGACACAGGCGTCAATTTTGAAGACAAAAGCCACAGCATTCCTGAAAAGCGCAAACAAAGCCAAAAAGCAGTATAAAATAACTGCGGTCGATTTGTCGACAATTGATATGAATTTTGAACAGTTTGAGCTGGGGTGCTGGTATCGTGTGGTCAACCCTCTTATGGGGATTGACGAAGATTTGCGTATAATCGGTATCACTATAAATCTTGACAGCCCTGAGCAATCGGAGCTGACATTTGGTGACAAATTTGAAACCATGACAGGGTTCATGACCGCAAAAACCAAGAGTCTGCAGACCGCTATTGATAATAGCGAATTCAGAAACAGACAGGTGATAGACAGTAAAATCGAGAATGCCACAAAGTTGATAACAGGCGCAGAGGGCGGACACGTCATTCTTGACCCGTCAGAAAAGCCAGAGCGCATTTTGATTATGGACACGGCTGATATAAACACTTGCAAGTCCTGTATTCAGTTAAACAAAAATGGGCTAGGTTTTTGGAAATCGTCGGACGGCGGGTCGGCTAAAACTGGACCGTACACAAATGCGTGGACCATCGACGGAAATTTGGTGGCTAGTTTTATAACCGCCCTGACCCTGACAGGGTTGAAAATCAACAACGGTTCAGGTACCTTTTCGGTATCTGAGGACGGAACAGTTGTTGCCAATAGACTGTCGTCAAAATCAGCAACTATTACAGGTGGAAGCATTAACATTCAAACGTCTAGCCAAAATACCAGTGCAATTCAGTTGTCACACAACGAGTGGACGCTGAAAGTCAGTCCGCTGGAGATACGCATTGATAACAGCACGATCGGCGGTCATATCGTCCTGCAGGCTGGTGCCATGTCAGGCTATTGGAATAACGAATTGAAATTTTCACTAGATACAAACAGTGGTAACATATCAACGTACACAGACAGCGGTAAAAAAGTGTTTACAGTTGATACCAATAACAGGGCGATGTACCTGTATAACGAAAATGAAAAAACCGCAGTGCAGTGCTACGGCAAAACAGGTGATATCATGTGTAACAGTGTTACTACGAAAAACCACACACTAGACTAGGAGGGATAAAATGGCAAATAATGTTGATTTGACAACGGCAATCGAAACTGTCCGAAACGCATTTTACGGCCGTGATGTTCGTCAGGCGTTGGTTGACGCATTGACGGCAACGGAGCAGGCAGTAAATGACCTAAACCAGAATAAAATAAAAAGCGGTACAATTGAATACACACTGGAAAAGGCAGCTTCAAGCGTGCAAATACCGCTGAATTTGGATTTTGTGCCGAAACAAATTTGCGTGTCACTGAGGGATATCGGCACGCCTAGCCCATTTCAGAACTACTGCACCCATGTGCAGGTATACAAGGGTGCATATTTCGCAGTGGTCTGCATGGGTCCTAGCAATGGCGCAACCACTGTCAACGTGCCTGCAGGAACGTATAGCATAGACTACATAGCAATCGTATAAAAGGGGGTGCAAAAATGGTAATCAGACTAGACGAAAATTATAACGCAATGACATCAACAGCCCTTTTGGGCTATGTCGGCGAAACTAATGCTAGACCCGTGTCGGTTGAAGGGCTGACAGTAGACGGCGCAGACCGCTATGTATTGACGATAGACTACGGCGACGGCGTGACATATGAGGTCGATATCACAGGCGGACAGTGGACGCCAACCGCAGATATACTGCGTTCAGCGCAGACAGTCAGCTGCCAGATAGCAGCGAAGAAGCTGTCAGGTGATGAGTATATTTTAGTTAAAAAATCACGAATTTTCCGACTGCGAATAGGGGCGGCTATAGACGATAATGCTATCCCGTCACCAAGTGTGGCAGCTGACGCACTGGATAGGATATCGGCAATCGGTGAACAGGTCGAAGCTGACGTGGCAAGGGCTGAGAATGCAGCTAGCACGGCTATGCAGGCGGCTGAAAACGCTGAGAAATCAGCTACCACCGCAGGAGTATCAGCCGACACCGCAACGCAGGCGGCAAGCCGAGCTGAAACAGCAAAGACAGCGGCTGAAACGTCCGCAGCACAGGCTGACACCGCAAGGCAGGGTGCAGAAACCGCACGTCAGCAGGCGGTTAAATCACAGAATAGTGCCAAGGTATCCGCAGCGCAGGCATCTGCATCGGCACAGCAGACAGAGGCTGATAAGACAATAACGGCAGGCTACGCTAAAACTGCTAAGACCAATGCTGACAGCACTGCAACAGACAGACAAGCGGTGGCTGATATGGCGGAACAGGTCACGGCAGACAAGACCACAGTGGCAGACCATGCCGCTAAGGTCGCCGCAGACCGCAAAGCTGCTGAAACCGCTGCACAGACAGCACAGGCGGTGGCTGACAGTTTGCCTGAGGACTACACTACAGCCGTCGGAAAAATCGCTGAGAATACGGCTGAAATTTCTGCGGTAAAGCTGACCGACAAGGAACTGAAAAGGCGTGTGGACGCACTGTATTCCATAGGTCAGGGTGTGACACATAGGTTTGAAACGGACACAGATACGGCATATCAGAAAACTATTCCTACAGGGGCAAAGTTGATGAGCGTGAAGTCTGTGGGTGGTAGGTCTATCGTGTGGAATCAGTTATGCGATACTGTTTTAGATAATTTTTCTGACACCGTCAGTGCTGTATATCACGAATACGGCATTTGTAAATTTACAGCAAACGTTGGCGATAAAATATGCATTTATTCTGGGGGTATTAATGGCACATACGCAGCTAATGGCGCATATGTAGTAGGATTCATAGGTTCGGCGTATATTGAATTTTTTGGGAAACAAATCGTGCAATGTACGGAAAATGGGAACTGCATAATATATTTGCGATTGAGGGGAGATGGAAACACATATAGCAATGTTTCTGTTCGTCCTGAATTTTTCAATTTAACAAAAATGTTCGGCGCAGGAAACGAACCCACAACTGTTGAGGAATTTGAAGCCATGTTCCCAGAGGACTACTACCCATATAATGCTGGGGAAATAGTCAGCGCTGGGGTGACAGAGGTCGAATATGGGCTGTTTGGCAGAAATTTGTATAATCATTCCGAGCTTAAAAAAAATGGCTATGTGAAATTTCACGTAGTCGGGGGACGTCAGTTATATAGAAGCAACACATTAGGGCGGACGGTAGAATGGACATTGTTTAGCAAAACTGGCACAAAAATTGGAACCTTTGAAGATTTGAATTTTAAATCAGGAACAGCGTTTAATTTGCCAGATAATGCAGATTATATCATTTCCATAGACACATATAGTGCCAATGCTAAAACATATATTGGGTACAATCCTGACACAACATATGTTCCGTACGATGACGGATTGATTGCCTACCCAATCCCCGAAGCTATCCGCAATCTGCCTGGATACGGCATTGAGGGGAATGTGACAGACTATGAAACTAAGACCTACACGCAGAACAACATTATTGACGGAACAGAGGTCAAGGCATTAGATACACCAATCGTCACCGATATTTCAGCCCTAATACCTGATGATTTTCTGCGAAACGTAGAAGTTGAAGCAGGCGGTTCAGTGATTTTCAAAAACAGCAACGACAGCTATCTGATACCAGTGCCGTCAGAAGAAGAGTATATCGTGAAACTAAGTGAAGTAGGAGGTACAACATGACAAATTTACAGAAAAAAATGGCTGACAAGTTAGGGTTATCCACCGAAGACTTTCAGCCGAAAAAAGCCACAAAGGTGGACGAGTTAGAAGCACAGGTGCTATACACCGCACTAATGACCGACACGCTGATCGAGGAGAGTGACGACAATGTATAAAAAGGTCAAACGTTTGTACGATTTAGGGCTGTACACTGCTGAACAGGTCAAGGATTTTGCTGACAGGGGCAAGATAACCCCTGAGCAGTATGAGGAAATCACAGGGCAGAAATACGAAAGCGAGGTAGTAAAGTGAAGTACATAATAATGCTGATGATCGTGATAGGGCTTGCACTGGCTGATTTTGCCACTGGCTGGATAAAAGCCTACTGCAAAGGCGACGTCCGTTCATCGAAAATGCGCAAGGGCGGTCTGAATAAATTGGCGGAGATAGTCGTCATGGGTGTGGCTATCGGTTCGGAGATAGGTTTTGAACAGCTAGGCCACTACTACGGACATAGCGAACTGGCAGGCATTGCAGGAACGATAACCGCACTAGCTGTTTTCGGCTATATTTTTGCCATGGAGATAGTTTCCATACTGGAAAACTATGGTGAAATCAATCCGCAGGCGCACTGGATAAACAAAGTTGTGGCAAAATTTGGAGTTTTTAAAGATAAGGAGGACTAATTATGGCTATGACATTTGATGAGTTCGTAAAGAAATACAAAGGCAAGGGCGTTGATTTTGACAAAGCATATAACATACAGTGTTTTGACCTGGCGAACCAGTACAACAAAGATGTTGTCAAATGCGGTATGTTCACAGGTCTGTATGCTAGACAAATCTACGAAGATTTCGACAAGCAGGCGGTCAAGGGCTATTTTACCAGAATTAAAAACACGCCGTCATTCGTTCCGAAAAAGGGTGATATCGTTGTGTGGGGCGGTAGTCTGAACGGCGGTATCGGTCACGTCGCCATAGCCACAGGCGAGGGAAACACAAAATATTTTTACAGCTACGATCAGAACTGGCTAGGCAAGAATGACCCATGCACACGTGTCTATCACAACTATAACCATGTTCTTGGCGTTCTGCGTCCGAAAAATCAGAGCGTTATCAATCCGCCTACGCTGGAAACAAAAGGCTATAAAAAAGGCGCGAGCACAGACGGGTCGTATGCCCTGAAACAGTTGCTGATACTCGACGGCGCAAAGCTGGACGATAATGCCGTAATCGGCAAGGGCACTGTCGATGCTATCAACGCAAGGCTGAAAGCATGGGGATATAGACCGAACGGCATTGCAGGCAAGAAATTCATCAAGAAACTGCGTGAAAAAATCAAAAAATAGTCGCATAAAATTCGCATAAAATTCGCATAAATTTAGCCGTCAGAGCGTTTGCCCTGGCGGCTTTTTTATTGCGAATACACAGTTATTGCAGCACCTTGTGAATCGTGCTGATATCATTATCATCACGCTCAGCGTTGACGAAGATTGTATTCAGCCACTTCACCTGATAGCCGTTGTTGGTATGGTAGCCGTGGAAGTGAGCACGTCTGATGTGCGGTGCTTTCGGTGCGCCGTGCCCCTGTGGGCTGTGCTGATAGCTGACACTGCTTTCAGCCTGCCTATGCTTGCGCACGGCAATGCCAATGCGGTATCCTACATTGGCTATGGCTGATTTCTGTGGCTGTGCAGACGGCTTCTGAGGGCGTTGTGCGGTGGGTTTCTTCTGCACCTGACGTTTCGTAACAGGTGCGATTTCAGCGTTTACAGCTGATAGGTATACAATGAACTGCAATTTTTCGGCTATGTCGCATATCATTGCCTTAGTGCCTGACTTGTCTTTTTTTGCATAGCTGCCTAGAATTTTATATATCAGGTCTTCAACTGATATATCATACTGCAATTCTATAGCGATTGATTCCGAATAGTAGTCTTTTTCGGCATCGTCAAAAAAATATTCTGTCATTGTCATTCGGTCGCCCTGCAAGTCGAAAAAGAACCCCACGCTATTTTTGTATTTTCGCTGGACGTAAAAACAGTTACACGGCAATTGTTTGAAAACGTCTGCACTGATTTGCAGATCTGCTGTGCCTTGGCCGCTCAGCAGGCTGGCAAAATCATCATCAAAAACATATATTTGGCGTCCGCCATAGTACCAATTTACCATATTTTTTATGGCACCCAGCTTGTCTAAAAAATCATCTGACATTATCGTTTGTTCGGTCAACTTGGCGGCTTCGTCTAGGGTTTTCTTACCAATTTTGATATAGTCACGCATCAGCTGACCGCTGACATAATCCACTATATCGGTATCGGTTGCAATATGTCCTATGGCTTTTATGGTTTCTATGTTGGCTGCAACTACTTTGTCTGGCAGCAATTCGTATTTTTGTTTTGCCATGTCATTTTACCCTGATGTTTATTCGGTCGATATTTACATTTGTTGCTTCTATGCCGTGCTTTTTCAACTCTCGCTCAATCGTAACCGAATTTTTCGGGATGGTAAGTCTTATCTGTCTGCAAATATAGTGCTTCTCACACTTTTCACCATAGTTCTTACCTTTGACAACTTCAAATTCGTCCGAAATGTCGTCATCGGTCAGCCCTAGTTTCTCAACGAACGTCTTCCAGTCTTCGGGGCTGATAGGGTCCAGGACTTTGACTTCCACGCCGTCACGTGGCGCCATTTTATATATCCAGTATGCCTTTTTGTCGAACTCTGCTGCACTTCGTGGGATATTGGCGTTTCCACGTGGTATAAGATATTTCGATACATCATCGACGTTTGAAAAATCGATCATGTTCAGCTGATATGTGCGGTTTTTGACTTTTACCAGTAAATAGTTTCCCTCTGGGGAGTATAGTCCGTCAACTATCAGCCGCTTTTCGCCGTTGATCTCTTCAAACTCGAAGCTGTCAGCTTCCAGCAAATCTTCCGGCTTGCAGTCCAGTGCCGTGCATAGACGTCCTAACGTGCTCGCCTGGATAAAATTGATATCCTGCGCACCGCTCTCAAGACGGCAGATATAGCTTCTGACAGAACCTATCCTCTTTGCCAGCTCATCTTGTGTCATGCCTCTTGCTTCTCTCATGTCTTTCAACTTGCTCATAAAATCATATCCTTTCAGATTTATTTTGCTTTCCAGCCGACGCCCCTTTTTTGTGGGGCGTTTCGTATCAATTTTCAGATACTCATCAGGGCTGTTTTATGCGACGTGTTCAGCGCACATTCTTTCGGCAATTGCTTTTACGTTCTGCATGGTTGCTGGCTCACCTTCAAGATTTATGCGTGCAATGTTTTCATCGTCATAGGCGATATACGAAAATCTGTCTGAAAATTCGTCGCACCATACATAACCTTTTGACATATCAACCATCAAAGCGCCATATGATGAACGATAATATCCACCGCTGTTTGCTCTCTTGTAAGTTCCTACTGCTTTCTTAACGCCTGTGATTTTCATGATTTTGTACCTCCGAAAATTAATTTTTGATTTCAGGTCTCATCTCTTGCCTGTGATTATAGTATACCATGTTATCTAGTAAAAGTCAAGTAGTTAGATAACAAAAATGTAGATAACATTGAATTTTGTAGGATTGCACAAATATAGTCTTGCTTTTTGTGCATATTTTCAGAGCAAAATTTTAGCGTGTGCAAAATTCCGTGTCATATTTCGTGTCATATATTTATCATTTTGAATGATATTTTATCATTTCTACGCATATTTTAGCATTTTAGGACATAAAGAAAACCGCCTATCTACGTGATTTAACGTAAATAAACGGTTTTGTGCTGGTCGAGGTGACGGGACTTGAACCCACGGCAAAAGTTATTCAAACTACGTTTTTACGCTGTTTTATATTTTTCATGTCATATTTCGTGTCATATATGTCCTGAAAATAGTCATCAATGGTTTGGTCAATACGCTGGCGGTCTGTATCAAACGTTTGCTGATATACCGATTTCAATGTGCTGGTGTTACTCCAGCCGCCACGTTCCATAGCGTATACATCAGGGATATTTAGTTTCGCCATGACGCTGGCGTTGATGTGGCGTAGATCGTGAAATGTGATCTGATAGCCTGCCGATCGCATTGTTTTGACGAAACGGCCGTACACCTGTTTTCGGGTGTAGGCCACAACATAATCATCGGGTTGCAAGTTTAGGCTGTCTATTAGATTTACTATCGGCTGCCCTAGCCGTAGCTGTCGGCGACTGTTGTAGGTCTTAGCCTGCTCTTTGTCAATTATTTCCTTGCCAACTGTGACACGCACCTGCGACAGTGTCAACACATCACCACATAGGTCCTTGCGACGGATACCCAGTATTTCCGACATACGCATACCGCCCCATACAGCCAACAGCACAGGAATTTCTATATCTGACCCACGGAACAGGTCCACTACGGTTTCAACATCAGGCAGAATTTTAAATTTTTTCGTTTTGGACGGCAAACGAATTTTTCCTAGCCGTATATCCACGTCATAGTATGACATAACAGCTGTAAAAAAACCATAGATGTTATGAACAGTTTTCGGCGATTTATCAACGGTCAAACCGTTTACCCAGTCCTGCACTAGCTGCGGCGTAACCTCGTCAATCGGAATATCTTTCAGCCTGTCAACATTGTTGCGCAGGATAGTCTGATAGCCGTGTATCGTGGTGGGTGATAGCACAGGCGTTTTTATTTTGATATATTCTTCAGCTGCGGTCTGGAATGTTATTTGCTGGTTTTCTTCGTCCTGACATTTTATCAGCCATTCCGCCGCCGCAAGCTCGGCGGCTTTTTTCGTTTCGGCCGTGAACGATTTGTATTTACCGGTGTTTTTATCGTACACTCTCACACGATAACTTCCGCTCGGCAGTCTTTTCGCTGTTGCCATGTAAAATTCCTCCTATTATCTTGACAATGTTTTCAATTTATGATAAAATAATAGGGTACTTCCTACTATAGTATCATCTCTTGCTAGGTTTGGCTGTACACGCCCTCACAGGTCGCTCTGTGGGGGCTTTTTTATTATGGGGTGTTTATCCGCCACACACCTTGCAAGGCTTATAGCCTGCGTTTTGTGCGTCCTGTAGGTTCATTGGCGTGCAGGTATCATCATAGTATCTGCATGATTTGTTGTGATACTTGTCGCCCGAAGCCGTGATATATACTATCGTTTCGGCTGGATCCTGTGCGGTAGTTGGCACAGGGGGCGCTTCGGTGGTGGTTTCAGGCTCTGCGGTGGTAGTAGTTGTTGTCGTGGTGGTAGTAGTGACTTTTTCACCCATATCAACAGTTATCGTGATAGGGTCAGATGTCACACCATCATATGTGGCGGTCACGTCCGCAAAACCGTCTTTGAGAGGTTTCACGTCATAGGTGACATATGCACCGCTATCATCATATTCTAACTGACAAACGTCAGAATTACTGATTTCAATTTTTATATCTTTCGGGTCAACGTCCTCTGCGTCGGTTTCACCTGTGATTCGCAAATAGATTATGTGGCTATAGTCACGATTATAGTCATTCAGTGCGATAGAATAGTTGTCATTAGTCCATTCAACCTTTGTCGGCCGCCTATAGCCGAATAGGTGCGCTATTCCATAGACTATGACCGATATAGCACAGAAAATGATTATTACCAGCAGGCAACCGCCCTTTGATGTGCCACTCGTTTTACGGCCGTGAGAACTACGGCTTGACGACTTTCTGCCGCCCGATGTTGATACATATGACAGCCCTGTGCCTGGTATACCGACAGACTTTGTGCGCCGCCCTGAACTGTTGACACTGTATCGTGCGCCCTTTCCACCGACGCTCATACCGACGGATTTTTTACCGATGTTCAGCTTCGCACCGCCACCGAGTTTTATTGATTTTCTTAAACGTAATCCCATTTTTCTGCCCCTTTTCTTATAATCACGGCTCCTGTGGACATACTAGCCCTAGAGGTGATATATATGATATACGAAACACATCTGCGTGATATACGTCGCACACAGCGTCTGACACTGCGCCAGCTGTCCGAACTGTCAGGCGTTAGCTTTTCGGAAATAGACCAGATAGAACACTATAACGTTGACCCGCGCATTTCAACGGCTGTTTTATTGGCAAAATCGCTAAAATGTGGGCTTGACGATTTGTTCAGTTTCAACAAATAATGTTCGATATTATAAACACGCTTGCATTTTATGCCATAAAAATGCTATGATTTACACATAGCCTATATATGTGTGTTTCATGTATATTATAGCATTTTAGCGCATATTTTGCAATACTTTTTGACGTCTTTTTATTCTAGTCCGATTTTTCGGACAGTACATAAAAAGGGTATTGACAGCCGTGATTACATGGTATATAATAGGCTTATCGAACATACGTTCTATAAATCATAGGAGGAGAAAATAATGACGAAAGAAGAACGAACAGAATTTGAAAAAAGACTAGCCCACAAGATTTACATACTACAGCACCCCGAATTGTGGGAAAAAATAAGAGCAGAAAAAGAAAAGAGCTGCTTAAAGCAGCCCTCTCTTGAATAGGAGAAAATCGACATATTTGTCAAGGTCTTTGATTTCGCTATCTTCAAGAACCTTTAATGCGTCGATAATCTTGGCTTCCTCGTCACTTTGTGGTGGTGGGGAATTTTTTTCGCCCTCGTTTCCGCAAAGATAATCGAGGGACACGCCAAAGTATGCTGAGATCTTCAAAAGTGTCATTGCTGACGGCTCTCTCTCATCACGTTCGTAGTTGCAGTAAGTTGTTTTCGGCAAGCCTAAGGCTTTTGCAACTTCCTCTTGTGTGAGGTTTTTCGCCATTCTCAGCTTTTTCAGGCGGTTGTCAAACATTCTTATCACCTCCTACTATATATTATATACCCATTATGGGAATTTGTTAATGAAAATAGGGCACATTATTTTCAAAATGAGTATTTTGTACAAAAATATAATCTCAAATTTGTACATATTTGTACTCAATTTGGGGTTGACAAATGCCCAAAATGAGTATATAATGATAATGTACTCAGAACGAGTACGAAAATTCAAAATGAAAACGGAGGTGTAACAAATGGCTGAAAAGACAACGATATTTGACAACATCAATGGTGAATTGAGACGCAGACATCTCACCCAGCAGGACCTTGCGAAGACTATCGAAATAGACCGCAGAACATGGTCCAAATGGCAGGACAAAAACGATATGCCAGCGTCGGTACTTCTACAGATAGCCAAATGGCTGAACGTTACGCTGGACTATCTTACACGTGATGTTCATGCCGAATAATGGGGGTGAAAACAATGCCTGCAAAGAAAATGACAGCCAATGACGTGATATCCAAACGGCTGAAATCTATCAGAGCCGACAACGATATTACACAGGCAAAAATCGCAAAACGGCTGAACATGGCACAGACAGCCGTAAGCAGGTGGGAACGGCAGTTCGGCACCATGAATGCTGAACAAATCGTGACGTACTGCAAGATAATCGGGGCGAACCCCGAAGAAATCTTTGCAGAATACTGCAAGGAAAGGAGCATAAGAAAATGACCAGCATGATAGCAACACTGGAGATCGTCAGATTCGTGGCTGCAATAGCGTTATGTGTGGCGCTATTCGCACTGGCGGTCTACGGACTATATCGAAACATCAAGGAGACAGCCGAAACCGCAATCCGTGAGGAACTGGAGCAGGCGATCAAGGAAGCTTCAAAGCCTGTTGTCAAGGTCGAGATACAGACGAAAGGAAAGTGGTAAAGTGTCAGAGGGTATGTTTATAACCGCAATAATCGGCGCAGCAATCGTGATACTGACAGTTTTTTATGCTGTGATACTGTTCATAGCATGTATCATAGACCAGCACCAATGGAAACATGAACGTAGTAGCTGCGATGATGATGATAGCCGTGACGAAAACAGCGATGGCAGAGTTTAGATTCGCAATGCAACGGATTTGCTATGAATAGCATTGGCTACGGCAAAGCGAACCTGTGAACGACTGCGAAATGTGAAGGTGTTGATTTGAACAGCAAAGCAACGGCATAGCGTCGATAAGCAATGGCAAAGCTGTGAGGTGAGGAGCTAGGGCTAGGTATGCACAGCACCGTTTTGATAGGCAACGGCAAAGCTAAGTTCCGACAAGCAAAGGCGAGGCGAAGTTTTGACACGCAACGAGAGGCAAAGGCATAGCATGGCATTGATTAGCAAAGGCATTGAGAAGCATAGCGACGCAAGGGCATAGCAGTGATTAGCAAAGGAACTGCAGTGACTAGCAAAGGCGTAGTTCGGCACAGTATGGCGTCGAAAAGCAAGAAAAAATAAATTTAACGTAACGGAGGTCAAAAACATGAAAAAAATCAAAGTAAAGTTGACGTTCACCGAAGAGATTCTGGGAACGGCAAACGCAACAACCACAATTCACGATGAGTACATCGCATCGAAAGCACCCGATGCAAAGAGCCGTGAGGAAGAGATAGCCGCGCTTGGCGTGGCTGAGGTAGTTGAAAAGTCTATGACGGTATTCCCGACACTGGAAGACGGCACACCATTTCTGTGGGACTATCAAATCAAAGGACTTTTCAAGGACGCTTGCGGTGTTCTGAAAAAGGTATCAGGCACGGCAAGCTCAAAAATCAAGGCGTACAAGAAAGAGATTGACGGACTTATCTTCGTCGAGGAACGAAAAATCCCATACGAATTCAAGGGCGGTATGGGTGAATGTCAGAGACCGTTGAGAGCAAGCACGCCGCAGGGCGAACGTGTCGCACTGGCACACTCTGAGACAGTTCCTGCAGGAGCGACAGTTGAGTTTACTATCGTTATTCTGAAAGACGATATGGAAACAGCCGTAAGAGAGTGGTTGGACTACGGCAGGCTGAGAGGCATCGGTCAGTGGCGTAACAGCGGCAAAGGTCGCTTTGAGTGGGAGGAAATTGAGAATGAATAAGAAAATCACTGACGAGGAAATCGTAAAGGCGGCGGAATGCTGTGTAGAAAATGACTGTGGGAATTGTCCCCTTTCCGGGACCTGTTGTAGACGCTTTTTTGCAGAGTACATAATCAATACCACCAAACCAGCATTTGATTGGGACGGATTTATATCTGGCAAGTTTAAAGTTCGCCTAAAGACACAGACAGATTATGACGCGTTTATGCGAGAATGCGAACAGCATGAACTAAATTGGGGCCCAGAAAAACCTACGGAGGTTAATGCTTGGCCACGTTATCGTGACTGTACATCAATATATTGCTGGCCAAGGAGGAAAAACTATCACATGACAATTATTTACTTTCGCTAATCCCAGTTGTTGTATATTCTGATAAACAGACAGACTCACACGCAAAAGTTGGCCTAATTGACAAGGAATTCAATAAGTTGCTGTTGGACATTACTGGATTGCTTTCTGCTATGGACAAACAATGTACAGCTGCATATAATGCGGGAATAAGTTGTCAAAAGTTAAAATCATTGATAAGGCCGGATGGTGAGCCAAGTGACTAGCTATTCATGTTTGGATTGCAAGCACCTGAAAAGTTGCCTAGAAAGTAGCAGGCGCTACCCCTGCAGAGATTTCAAGCTGGCAGAGCCAGCAATATTGGAAAGGAGAGGTCGAAAGCATGACAGTAAAAGAAAGGCTTGACGATATGGTCGTCATGGCATTAACGGAGCTAAAAATGAAAAAAACGCAAGAATGTGGCACTGTTACCGAAGGCGTTTACCCTATGATGATAGGCGACGTGTGGACGTTTGACGGAGCAATATCGGGTGTTCAGATATTTCCACCTGACATTCATGCCGTAGCGAAAGAGGTCGGAGCTGAGGTGCTGGAAAACGGAATTGAATCGTATTTCATATACAAAAATATCGCATTTTTCAAATATATGGGCGGTGATTTTGATGCGTTACACGGCTAATGATTGTGTCGGCTGTCCTGACGGGTGCAGATGTTGTGGCAGAGACCGCAATTACACTGTAGTCCAATGTGACAAATGCAGGGACGAACTAGACCTTGCAATTGAAAATGTTTTCTGCTACCAGGGCAAGGACTATTGCAAGGACTGTTTTCGTGAAATCCTGATTGAAGAAATCAACCAAAATGACGATATTTCAATCTATGACCTTGCCGAGCTGGCAGGGGTCGAGTATGACGAGGAGGATCTGAACCTGTTATGAGCGCAAGTTTTGAAAACGGCGTTCAGAAATATGTCAGGGGCTATGCGGTAGTTGAAACCGCATTCCCTGTTGACAACAAGGGTGTTACATACGCCGCCTGCAAGTATTGCAGATTTTTTTCACGTCGTTCTGGGCGGTGCAATCTGACCGACGAAATCGTATTTTTACCAGACACGTTTGTGGGCACTCAATGCCCACTGGAAATCAAAGAGGAGGAATAAAACATGGGATTACCTGTTTTAATTGAAGGTGAAAGCGGCAGCGGCAAGAGCCGTTCCCTCAAAAATTTCAAGCCAGGCGAGATAAGCATTTTTAACGTCGCTGGCAAGCCGTTGCCGTTCAAAAACAATGGTCTTGCGACACTTTCGGTGGCAAAACTTGTCAAGGCAAACAAAGGCAAGAGCCGTTATGATGTTATCAAGGCGGCTATGTTTCAATCAAAGTCAAAGGCATTTGCCATTGATGATAGCCAGTATCTCATGGCATTTGACAGTTTCGACAAGGCAAAAGAACTAGGGTACGGTAAATTTACCGATATGGCGGTCAGTTTTGAACGGCTGATAGAATTTGTTATAAATGACCTGCCGTCAGATGTTATTGTGTACTTCTTGCACCACGTCGAATTAACCGACGGCGGCAAGTACAAAGCAAAAACTATCGGCAAAATGCTGGATAATCAGTTGACAGTTGAAGGGCTGTTTTCAATCGTGCTGTTTTGCACAGCCGATGAGAACCACCACTATTTCATCACGCAGTCGAGAGGCATTTCTACTGCGAAATCGCCCGAAGATATGTTTGACGATGAAATCGAAAATGATTTAAAATTCGTAGACACCAAAATCAGAGAGTATTGGAATTTAACTCCAAACAATACAGAAAGCGAGGAAAAATAAATGATCGGAATTACAGGTTACAAGCAGGCGGAAGCAACAAGTTTTTCAGAGCTGCCAAAGCTCCAGCCAGGCGGATATGTGCTGAAAATTCTCAACGTCAAAGTTGAGCCCACTGATTGGGGTAGCAGACTAGCGATTCAGTTTGACATCGCAGAGGGCGAATTCAAGGGCTTTTTCGACAAGCTGTATAAGGCAACACCTGACGAGTGGGAGAACAAAAAGTGGAAGGGTTCAATGCGCCTGAGCATACCGCATAACACAGGCGATGAAACCAAGTTCAAGAAGTCGCTGGGTTATTTCAAATCACAGATACAGGCGTTTGAAAATTCAAATGCTAATCTACATATCGACTGTGAAAGAGATTGGGACGAGAACGTCCTGAAGGGTAAACTTGTGGGCGCTCTTTTCAACGAAAAAGAGTGGGAAAAAGACGGTAATACAGGCTGGTTTACGCAGTGCAAACGTTTCGTGCCTGCAAACGATATCCGCAGTGGCAATTTCACAATTCCAAAGCGTGAAGAGCTGAAAAACAAGCCGTCAACAGCCAGCAATGACAGTTTTGATCCGAACGCCAATCTGTCAGATTTCGTCGAAATCAACGTAGGCGATGACGCAGTGCCATTCTAATGCACCCGATAGACATTGACGCCACACTTAAAACGTTCTCGGTTATCGTGGATAGCCGAGAACAAAAGTGGGGGCATATCGAAAAGGCTCTGAAAGCCACAGAAACGCCATATACGCAACACAAGTTAAACTATGGTGATTATACATGTGAAGCTGTAAAACCTAACAGCGAGCCTGTAAGCCTTGCTCAAAGCGTTGTCATTGAACGCAAGGCGAATTTGGACGAAATCGTGGGTAATTTCACGAAAGGGCGAGAGCGTTTTGACCGTGAATTCAAGCGGTCGGTTGACGACCATGCAAAAGTGTTTTTAATGGTCGAAGATGATAGATTGTGGGAAAATATTCTGTTACACAACTATCGCAGTAAAATGCCACCGAAGGCACTACTGGCAACGTTCTGTTCATGGCAGGCACGATATAACATCACGATCATAGCGTGTCGGAAGCAGGAAAGCGGCACACTGATAAAGGCGATACTATACTACGCTTTGAGAGATTATCTTCAAAAATTGGACGGTGATTAAATGCTAGAAAATGGTTTTATAACACTAGAACGAAAAATATGCGCATGGCGTTGGTTTCGTGAACCGAACACATTGGTAGTGTTTTTATATCTGATTTTGCAGGCAAATTATGAACCGCATGATTTTGAAAACATCACAATTCAGCGTGGACAGATAGCTACAAGTTATCCAAGCATTGCCAAAAACACTGGTCTGTCAGTAAAAAGCGTAAGGACAGCAATAAAACATCTAATTGAGACAGGGGAAGTGGCAGTCTCAAAATATCCACGATATAGCGTTTATACCGTGGTTTGCTATGACAAGTATCAAGACAAGCGGCAGAGTGTCGGGCAGGCTAAGGGCAGGCAAGGGGCAGGCTGTGGGCAGGCTAAGGGCACCAATGAAAAGAAAGCAACAAAGTATAACAAAGATAAAGAAATATATGCTGCTCTCGCAGCGCACACAAACGGCAGACGGACAGATAATCCAGGCAGGACAGATTTTTAAGTGAGGTGAAAAAAACATGGGATATACAATGCGTGATGATGATGTGGTCGGTCTGGCTGTGGCACTGAATGCAGAAACGCACCGCAAGGGGCGTGAACTGTATTTCAAATACTGTCCGTACTGCAATGGGGGTGGTCATGACAAAGATACATTTTCTGTAAATCTTGACACGGGGGCGTTCAAGTGTTTCCGAAGCAGTTGTGGCATGACAGGTCATTTCGTGCAACTGGCTAGGGATTTCAACTATCCGCTGGAATTTGACGACGAGCAGAAAAAGAAATACCGCACGCTACCACCTGTGAAGATAGTTACCCGTGACAAGGCGGTTGAATACCTGCGGTCAAGGGGAATTTCGGAAATCACCACACGGAAATACAACATCACTGTCGGTGATAAACGTGACAATTTGCTGATGTTTCCGTTTTTTGATGAAAATAACGTGTTGACGTCTGTCAAGTATCGCAAGACAGATTTTGTTAAAGGCAGAGACAATCAAAAAGAATGGTTTGAAAAGAACACAAAACCGATACTGTTCGGCATGAACCGATGTACAGAAAAGCATGATAGGCTGATAGTCACGGAGGGGCAGATTGATAGTCTGTCGGTGGCTGATTGTCAGATAGATAATGCAGTATCTGTGCCAGGCGGCCAGAGCAATAAAACATGGGTGCCGTTCTGCTATGATTTCGTTGACAGCTTCGACGAAATTGTAATTTTCGGAGACCATGAACACGGCCATGTGACATTGGTTGACCAGTTTACTACATCATTTCCACACAAAAAACTGAAAGTTGTCAGGGCACAAGATTATCTGGGTGAAAAAGACGCAAATGCAATTCTGCAGAAATACGGCTGTAAAGCGATATGCGATGCCGTAAACAATGCTGAAGAAATACCTGTTACGGCTGTCAAGAAACTGTCGCAGGTCAAGGCAGTAAATCTGGATAAGCAGGAGCATATCAGAACAGGCATATACGATGTTGACCGATATATCGGCGGTATCTATATGGGGCAGGTAGTGGTTATCACGGGCAAGCGTGGCGAGGGTAAATCAACGTTGGCGTCACAAATAATTGCAAATGCATTAGACCAATCAGACCAAGACGGCAATCCGTATTCAATTTTTGTTTATTCGGGTGAATTGCCTGACTATCATTTCAAACGCTGGCTGGATCTCCAGATTGCAGGAAAACAAAATGTTATACGTTCGGTTAACGAATATGGTGACGAAACATATGACATTCCTAATGATGTGGTCGATAAAATCAACCGCTGGTATGATGATAGGGCGTACATATTTGATAACACGGCTGTGACGGCTGAAATCAAACTTGACGGCGACAATGCCAAGCGTGACGGTAAAATATCATTGTTGGGTACGATTGAAACGGCTATCCGCAGATTTAATGTAAAACTGATATTGATTGATAACCTCATGACAGCCTTGGACGTTGACCTCAGCAAAGAACTGTATCGGGCACAGTCAGATTTTGTAAATGCTGTGAAATACATAGCTGTCAAATATAACGTTGCTATCATACTGATAGCGCACCCACGCAAGACCGCAGGCGGCATTGAACTGAATGCAGATAGTGTCAGCGGTTCGGGTGATATCACAAATAGAGTCGATTTAGTTTTAACATATAGCAAAAATAGCGACGACGACAAAGACGATTTTCAAAGCAAAATTGCCATTGTAAAAAACCGATTGACAGGCAACGTGGCAGACAACATCAAAGTTGCCTACAGTCAGATTTGTAAACGTATCGGCTGTAACAATACAGAATGGGGCAAAATCTACGGCTGTTTCAAAGATGTTGACACGGCTGAAGACGAAGATTTGCCGCCGTTCTAAAAAAATGAGGAGGAATAAAAAAATGAACAAGGAAGAATTTAAACAGTGGGTCAAAAAGACATACGGAGATTTTCAAAACGATAAGCAGGCGGTTTCGTACATCGCTCAAAACAACATTGTCATCGTGTATGACAAAACAACCGTTAAATCGGCTATTGCAAAATGTCACCCAAAAGACGAATTCTACTATAGAATCGGTGTGGCTATCGCCTACGCAAGGCTGAGAAAAATTAAAGTTCCAAAGGTCGAGGAAGAACCAGAATTTAAGCGAGTTGGATACGAGCAGGAATACTACCACATAGGTAAACTCAATACGGCTAGTTTTGGAGCTGTCTACACACTAGAAACAGATCATTTTTTGGATAAAGCATCTTTTGAAAACAACAACTATTTCCACACAAGAAAACGTGCCGAAGAAGTTGCTGATAAAATCAACTTTTTACTGAAACTGGAAAGGCTACACGATACCTATTGTCCTGACTATGTACCTGATTGGCAGGACAATGCAAGAAAATACTACGTTTTTTATGGTACGAAAGACAGTACATACTATGTTGGTGGTTGTCTTGCTGTGGATAAAAAACCATGCGTTTATTTTCCAACAACAGAAATCGCACAAAAGGTTTGTGACATCCTGAACGGCGAAACAAAAAATGCAAAAAGCCTTTGTGGGGCTTGCTGACGAGGTGTACAAATGGAAAGAACAGAGATTGACAAGCTAGCATATCGTGGTGAAGAACTACCGAACGATAGCAATATTTTTGATGAAATATACTGGCTGGCTATGTATTATCTATACAAAACCGCCACACTGAACAACATTCCTGCAGAGCAGGCAGCGAAAGCCAAGAGTGCATTGACGCAGAAGCTGGACAAGCAGATAAAACAGAGCGAACCTAATGAAAACGTGATAGCGGCATTCAATGACAGCGTACGTGTTATGCGTGAAATGGAAAAATTCATCAGACCCTATGCAGAATTTGAAAAGAAAAGCCGTGAAGAGCTGATAGAGTTTATCAAGCATATGTTTGATGTGCTGTCGGGGCTGGGTCCATATGAGGAGGACAAGTAACATGGGTAACAACAAATTCTGCACCAGCTGCAAATATTTTGAAAAATCATCTGACAACTGCGGCAGGAAGAACGGAAAATATGGGCTATGCAGGTATGGTGTGAGACAGGGATTTCGTCCGAGGATAGTAAGATATCAGCACACTATCTGCGAAGTGTTCAAGGACAAGATAGAGGCTGTGAAATGCAGTGCTGCTACGACGCTTTGTTGGTACTGCAAACACGCAGTGCCAAAGAGTGACAAGCTGACAGGTGAACAGATAACAGGGTGCAGCTGGTCGATGGACAGACAACCTGTTGCCGGTTGGAAGACGCGCGGTCATAGGGTTTACGAAGGGCAGAAAGGCACGTTGCATTCGTATACTGTGACTGAGTGCCCTGAGTTTGAGGAGGGATAGCATGAAGGTATTAATAGCGTGCGAAGAGTCACAAGAGGTCTGTAAGGCATTTCGTGCGAAAGGACACGAAGCATATAGCTGCGATATTCAGATGTGTTCAGGCGGTCACCCTGAATGGCATATATGCAATGATGTTTTGGATATTATCAATGGCAATACCGATTTCTTCACCTGTGACGGCAAGCAGCATACTGTTGAAACATGGGATATGATTATCGCACACCCACCGTGTACGTACCTTACGAACGTGGCTACACGCCACTATAGTTTGAAATGCACACCTGCTGAAAAGGTGGTCGAGCGTATGAAACACCGTGAAGAATCAATAGTATTTTTTATGCAGATTGTGTCGGCGAACGCACCGAAAATTGCAGTGGAAAACCCTATAGGGCGTATGAATACTGTATTCAGAAAGGCAGATCAAATAATTCACCCATATATGTTTTCAAACGGACCGGAAGACTCAGAACAGTTTGTCACAAAGGCGACGTGTTTATGGCTAAAGGGGCTGCCTGTCCTACGACCAACATATACAGGGGACAAGCCTGATAATGGCAAGCTGTTTGGACGATATTCTAATGGTAAATCACGCACATGGGAAGAAACACGTCATTCTGGCAAAGATCGTGCTAAGGTAAGGAGCAAAACGTTTAAAGGTATTGCTTTTGCAATGGCTGAACAATGGGGAACCGAGGAGGATTAACATGGTTAAAATCAAACCCGAATACATATTCCCACTTCTGCTGATTTTGCTGGACGTGGGAGCGGCAATTATATATGCCGTACAGAAAGACTACAAAAAGGCTGTCTACTGGCTAGCGGCGGCAGTGCTGAATGTGACAGTAACTTTTTAGGAGGTATAACATATGGCAAGATACATTGACGCAGACAATCTGATTAACGAACTATCAGCGGCGTGTATGCCGATATACGAAAAGGGCATAACAGGCATTCTGGGTGATAACAGCAGCATTTCCGATATAATCAACGAACAGCCTACCGCAGACGTGCAGGAAGCAAGGCACGGAAAGTGGGAAAGCACAGAATTAATGTATGAAAACGGCTGCACAAGATGTAGTGAATGTAAAACAGAATATTATGCAAGCGGTTTAGAAGAAATATGCGGCGATACGTTCCCGACTTATTGTCCACTTTGCGGAGCAAGAATGGATTGAGGTTATCGGAATGGCTGAGTGGAGAGTATATGATTATGACACGCCACAATGTACACATTGCGGTATGTGGATGCCGTTTGCAAGATACCGCCGTGGGCAGAGTACAGATGCAAGAAGTATCACAGACTTCTGTCCGTCATGCGGAGCAAAAATGACAGCAATGCCCATGTGCGAGACTTGCAAATATGGAAACGGCGAATGGAAAGACGATGGCATTTGCTTTGCTTGTAGGGAACAGGTGTGGATACCAGGAAAACCACACAGACAAGTTGGCAACGAAGCGTAGTGTTATAATTGTGTGAGAATATTGATTTGGAGGTAATCAACGATGCGTGAAATATTATTTCGTGGCAAGCGCATTGCCAATGACGAATGGGTAAGTGGGTATTACGTTGTCAGAAAGCGTCCATATTTCAAGGGCAAGGGTGCTGATTTTAAACACATTATTTGCGACAATCTGGTAATCGATGATTTCAATGACAAACAGTTTGTTGACACAATCCCGATAACATATTCGGTTGACCCTGAAACTGTCGGTCAGTACACAGGATTGACAGACGTGAACGGCAATAAGATTTTTGAGGGGGATCTCTGCCTGTGCGACAGAAACATTTCAAAACATATTGACAAAAAGGTTTTTGAAATTAAATTTGACCCTGAGGCTGGATTTTTCGGAGAAAGTGACACGTCAAACATATGCCCTAGCGATTTTTATATGTGCGAAATTATCGGAAATATTTTTGACACCCCTGAATTTCTGAAAGCTGGTGAAATGCCATGAAAGCACGAACGAACATCGTCAAACAAAGCGACATTAAGAAAGAGGTCGCAAAGGAAATGCAAAAAAGATATAGCGAACTGCAAGGCGAAATTATGCAGGATATCACAGAACAGATAATGGCGACTGTTTTGTGGACGCTGGATAAGTGGTACGGCTGGAAAGGCAAACGCCTGCGTGCATTTATCGACGCAGTAAATAGCACGTTTGACATCATGGACACGGCTGAATTCGATAACGATAACAACGCCAGCTATCTGAAAGAGACATACGGCATTGACCTGTCGAAACTGATATCAACGGAAATGACTGACAGGGTGCAGAAAGGCGGTTGAAATGACAGCGAAAGAATATTTGCAGAACGCCTATAAAATTGAAAGGCGTGTGAAAATCATTGAAAACAAGGTCAAAAAACTGCGGTCACAACTAGAATATGCTGGCATATCATACGAAAGCGCAGGTGCTAGTCATGGTAGTTGCAATGGCGACAAGATGTCAAGTACCATAGAACGCATAGCAGAATACGAACGCAGACAGCAGGAACTGGCGCTGATACTGATTGACAAACGTTTGCAAATTGAACAATCCATTGACGCAGTGGCAGACGCAGATCAGCGAGAAGTTCTTGAAAGGCGGTATCTTTTTTATCAGCGCTGGGTGGGGAAATTCGACAAAGAAAATGGTGAATACATAATGGGAATCACTGACTATATGAACTATTCAGAACGAACAATTTATAAAATTCACGGCGAAGCCCTGAAACATATCATCGTTCCGAAAGAGTGCAGTGAAATGCAGTGAAATGCAGTTATTAATCTGCTATACTGTATAATAGCCCGATAGGGCGAAAGGTCAGTTGGCTATCTCCTCAATAAAAGCCAACCTTATACTTTACGCCTGAGTGGCTAGCCCTCAGGCAATGTGCAGGGGCGGTGCGCCATCACTTAACCTGCTCCATGTTTTTTACTTCTTTTTGTTTTAGATCTCCTGACTTCCGCTATGGCATTAGCTATGGCGGATATATCGGTCGATACTGCGATGATGTTGACACCGATACCAATCAGCCACACACACCTCTTAGCAATGTGTCCCATGTGTGGCATTTTTTTATTTTATGGGGGCGGCACTATGAAAGACTTTGCATATTCATTTTACCGCTCAGCGGCATGGAAGAAGTGTCGCCAATCTTACATTGACAAACGTATATTAATCGACGGCGGTCTTTGCGAAGAATGTCATGAACGTGCTGGATATATCGTTCATCACCGAACATTGTTGACACCAGCAAACATTCGTGACCCTGAGGTATCATTAAACCATGCCAATCTCGAATTTGTATGCAAAAAA